TTTTGAATTGTAGAAAAATTTTTTCACCTTTGCATTAATCAATTAAATCAATTGACTATGGAAGCGTTGAAAAATTTGCCCATCGGCGTACAAGACTTTGAGAAACTATAATCGCGAAAACGAAACGAGCAGCAATTTGAAAACGAAACGAGCAAAATGTCTCTTTTTTCGGTTCCTTTTTTCTCTGCCTTTTGCTGGCTCAAAAGCATAATTAAACGCAGATTTAACACCTTTTCAACGGGTTTTAATCTGCGTTTATTTTGTTCCCGGTCTTTATCTTTTCGCGCTGCTTTCAGGGTCTTTTCATGCAGGCTATTTTAAGCGCGTTGTCGCGTTGTTGTGTCTTCAACCTTACAACTTACCAACAAAACTATTTAATGCGTTTGTCGGCTATTTCTGTGGCTTTTCGGAGTGTTTTACGCTGTTACTTTCGCAATCATTATGTCTTTATAGCTGTTGAAGTCGTTAACTCTGCTGTTTTGCTCCCAAAGCTCTGCTCCTTTAAGCAATTCTGCATTTGGAAAGTTTTGGTTTATCCACTTGCAAAGGTCGATAATTTGCGACTTTTCAGAGGTGAAAAACACGTATTTTGTGCCTTTCAGCATGTTTAACACGTCCAAATAGTCTTTTAGCTGCCAATATGTGTCGCTTTTATATGCGCTGCATTCTGTCTGTAAATATGGCGGATCCAGAATAAAAAGCACGTTTGATTGGTCTTTGAACTCGTCGAACAGTTCGCGATAGTCTTTATGTGTTATCACCAGGCCGTTAAAATAGTCTGTTGCGTCGTAATGAGTGTTGACAGCTCTGTTATAAAACGTTTGTTTTGCGAACTGTTCGTAACTTGTCGCCCAATTACCTGAAAAGAGCAGCGAAGCAGACAGCGTTATATAATCGACAGGGCCTGTTTGTTCACTCTCCTGCATGAGCTGTAAACATTGCTGCTTTATGTCGTCAGGTATTCGCTTATTATCTTCAACACCGGCGACAAGTGCAGCAATTTGCGCGCAAAGCGCATTTGTGCGGTTGATGTTTGCCACACGTTTGTCGAAGTGGTCGAAGTCATTGTAAATTACGCGGGCATTCGGCAGCTGATCTTTTGCGACGCGCGAAAGCAGGCCGGAACCGCCGAAAAGGTCGACCACTGTTGTAATGTCTTCGCAGCGCGCCAGAACAGACGCAAACCGCTTAATATAGTAACGCTTTTGGCCTCTGAATGGCAGGGGCGAAGTCTTAAAAGCCTTTTTCATTCGGCATAATTCTATTTTCTCACTATTTGCTTGTTATTTAGATAAAAAAGCTGTAATTTTGTGGTGTTTTAGTTGGGCTTCGGTCTATTGTGAATCCCCGCCATTGGGGATGTACGCAACTTGCTGCATCAACCCTAATAACAGGCTCGCCTTGATAGGGTTTAGCTTCGTTTAACGCCGTCCCTTTGCTTCCGTAATTACCCGTTGGGGCTATCGGCTTCAAAAAATTTGGCAATTACACATAATAAAGACCATTAACTCTGATCTTTTAGCACGGCATACATTGAGTTTCGACCGCAGGGACTTGAAAGTGAGGAAAAATCCCCACTTTCTTTTTTTTGTCCCTACTCAACCGAAAACGTGCGAACGTAAACGTGGGTGTATTTTGTGGCAGAGTTTGAGTTATAAACTTTTTTAGGGGCAAGGCGCAGCTTAAAGCGGGCCAGTTCGCCGCCTGCATCTTTACCACCTGTGGAGCTAATCTTTGCCACCTGCACAGCCAGATTAATATAACCGCTGCGCTTGTAGTTTTTACCCGTGGCGGTTTTGGTCAGTAGCTTACGAACGCCCGCAAGCCGATAAACAGCCCCTCCATTGGAATTTGCGGCCACCTGGTGCACCAGCTGGCCGGCTATTGAACTGACCTCCCGATCTATGAGGTTGGCATCGGTTGCCTCATTCGCCACAGCTATACACTTTGGCACATACCATTCGCCGGGTGTCCCCTTTGATAGGATCACGCCCTTGTAGTGGACGTATTGCAGTTTTTTTTGGCGCTTTTGGCGGGTACCTTTATTCTTTGTGTAGGCTTTGTCGCCGCCGGTGGAACGCCACCCGCTGCGTTTTTTCTTTCGCAGAAAGATAATTTTTGCGTCGTTGGCCAATACGCCATGGCGAACATAGAGTGTGCCGCCGACAGTTTTAACCTCGATGTGCATATTGTCGGTAACAGACACCCAGTCCGACCATTTTTTTGTGGAGGCATTGTAATAACGGGCGTAGTTTGCGCCGGCGGGCGTTGTGAGCATCTGTTCCACTGCCGTGCCGACACATTTAACCGTTAGGCAGTAATTAGTGAAGCCCAGAACTGACACGCTGGAGGTACAGTTTACCACGCAGGCGGTTTTAAGGCCGTCAATCTGTGCCTGTGTCGCATTGTTTATTGTCAGACGGTCGAGTTTACTTGCCAGCGTGTCGGACAGGTACGACAGCACCAGCGAAGGCATATTGTTGATTTTTTCGGCCAGCGTTGTGTTGGTGGTCAGCTTGGTAAAATTGCCAATTGGGTAAACGTCCACATTAACCGCGTTAGTCGTGGTCGGCGCAAACTTTGCCGTGCGTTCTATGCGTGCCTCTTGGTAAACTTCGCCGTCGGCCTCGATGTCGGTCTTTGTGGTAACTACATAGACGTACTTAATGGCCGATGTGAGCCTCGGTGTTGCAGCAATAGGCAGCACCTCCCCGTCCAAAGCCAGCAGGCCGGTGTTTGTGCCGTCTGGTTCTTTTAATATGACTTTTCCGCCGGCTATGGCGACCACCTCTTGCAGCAGTAAAATTTGCTGCTGTATAAATTCCAGCGTTTGGGTCGAAAGTGGGTATTTACCCTCGCCGTTGGTTGCGGTTTTTACCGTTGTATAAGCTGCTGTTTGCATAATCTAAAATTTTAGGTGTTGGCCACATAAATGGCGCGTTTACTGATTAATTTGTATTTGTCCACCAGGGCAGCCACCGCGGGGAGGTTCGTCTGGTAGATCTTAAACGGCACACTAACTATAAAGCTATTCTGTGCCGCGTTGAGCAAGGTCTCATTATAGACCACCGGCACCTTGGCTCCGTTTGATACTTCGGCAGTGTTCCCATTTTCGCCGTAGGTCAGCAAAATACCCGTGCCGCTTTCGGAAATGGCATAAAGCCACTCGCCCTTGCGCTCTACTTCCAGGATGTCAAAGCCACCGCCGAAAGTGTCATTTAACACCGCCCGCAAATAACACACCTGGCCGTTATGGTTCAGCCGGTAGTTGTGGTCGGTTCTGGCGGTCGTAAAGTCTTTGTATGTCGATTTCTCCAGCACCTGCGCCCCTGCGTGCAGTATGCCGTAAATAACGGGCTGGCGCAGGAACGTAGGCAGCAGGTTGATGCAAAGACGGGAAAAACTTATCTTATAAATCATTCTGCTGTGGGGTTGTTAAGCACGTCATACGATTTATAATTTATCTCCAGGCTATCAATTGCATAATAGCCACTGTAAGGCTTGTCGTAGCCCACCACGTCGGTAAAGTCGGCAGCAGTGGCCACCTTTACTTGCACCTGTTCGATGTCGGCCACCTCCACACCGGGGACTGCCGCTACCGCAGCCAGAAGGTCGCTTTTGCGGAAAATCCCATTAAACGGCAGGTTGGTAATAACAGTTTTAACGGCCTCTAAAACGGGCTGGTTGCCGTCGCTGTCGGTTCCGTCGCTGTCCATGGCTGTGGGATCGTAGTAAACCACCATGCTAATACGGATTTTGTCGGCTTCCTCATTGACCAGCTTAATAGACACACCCGCGTCCTTTACGGTGTTCATGTAGCTTGAAAGCGCGGCGAACTGCGAAGTCGACAATTTAGCGGGTTGGCCGTTGTCGTCCTGCGCTGCCACTTTCAGATAAACCACGGTGTTGCTTTCTGATGCAACCGCGTATTTTACCACTTTGGCTGCTTCCTGGTCTGTCTCGCTCATTTTGCCGGTGTCGTAATAGTCAGCGTCCGTAACCAGCTGGCAGCCGTACATGAATGCTTTGGCCTTGTTAACGTACCAGCGCAATGTGTGCGGCTCCAGCTGCTCGATTTTAGCCTCGACCTCTGCTTTATGCAGGTCGAAAAGTGTCTCCAGCGTCCAGACAGCGAAAGCAAAGCAGTAAAACAATATGTTTTCAATGCTTACGCTGCTAAACTGCTGGTCGAACGTCTTTTCAGGGTTAAGGCCGTATGCGTCCACAACGGCACGCTCCTTGCAGAACGTGGCCGTCATGCTGTCTTTAATCTGTTTTACTGTGCGTGCCATTGTGCAGTGGGTTAGATGTTACGGGATAGCAACTCGTCGACAGACTGTTTGGCCAGTCTGCGGTTTTGGTGGAAAACAGCCAGCTCCTCGGCGTGCTCGTTTGAGTCCTCACCGTTCGCCAGCAGTGCGATTTGGTCGTCGCGGGTGTATTGCGTGCCGATCAGGCCGGCAATAAACTTGCTGCGAATGTTGAGGTCGTTAACGTCGCTGGCCTCGATCAGTGTTGACCCGTCGGGCTGGTTGCCGGTGTAGGTGTAGCCTTTTACGGTTTCCTGTGTTTGCTCGTCGGTTTGTTCTGCCTCTTGTTCGTTGAGAAAAAGCAGGTAGTGGTTGTCGTCATACTTTGCGTATGTCTGACGCTGGGGATTAAATGCTGTTGTCATTTAGCTGTTATTTAATTGTTGTTTAACGGTTGTTTATTACTGTCTGTTTGTGGTGTCTGTGCGGGGTCGGTGGCCGCCTGTGCCGGCTTGGGTTCCTCCCATTCTGCCAGCTTGTAAAAGCAGCGATTACTACCCACACACTTTTGCCGTACCACTTGGCACTGCACAGGTTCGGACAAGTCCAGGTCGGCCATGTCTTCGGCCAGCGTTTTAGAGCCGGTAAAGGTTATGTGCTTCACCCAGCCCATAACGGGAAGGCCGTTGTCCATGAGTGGTTGGCCTTTGTCGTCGACGAGCTGCTCCTGCAATTCGTATTGGAATTTTAGGCAGTCGCCCGTGTTCATCTTTGACGGGGTTAGCTCAAAGCGCAGCAGGTGGATTTCTCGCCCGATGATGCGGTCAATGTGGTATTTGTCGCCGATCATTGACCCCTGGCTCTTTTTTACTTCATGTAATTTTTTCACGCCTAAAATGTTTATTAAATGTTTACTGTCTGCATGAACGATAAAGCCCAGCCTCGAAGCCACACGGAGCCTTATTTCCTCGCCTGTAAGCCCTTTGTGTCGCAGCTTTACCACTATCTTACAAAGAGCCTTTTTGTTGCGTTTACGGGCACGACAATAGCTGTGTCGGGTAACATAGCCGACATAATCAATGCCGCGCGCCTCCACGGGGAAAATTTGCCAATTGGGTTTAAGCTCCAGCCGCCTGTGTTCCCTTAGATACTGCACCATTTTGGTGTGTATGTCGTGCAGGAACTCCTTGCTTGGCGATAGGATCACAATGTCGTCGGCATAGCGGTAGTAATATTTTACGTTCCACTGTTCCTTGACAATGTGGTCAAGTTCGGCCAGGTATAAGTTTGCGAAATATTGGCTTATGTAGTTACCAATGGGCACACCGTCTGCGCTGTCGATTATGTTGTCAAGCAGCCAAAGGAGGTCGGGGTCTTTTATGCGTTGGCGCACTACCTCTTTCAGTATGCTGTGAGTGATTGAGGGGTAAAATTTGCGGATGTCTATCTTGTAGCAGTATTTTGTGCCGTCGATGTCTTCGCGCAGATCTTTGCGCAGCTTTGCCAGCAAAGCGTGCACGCCGCGCCCCTTAATGCAGGCGTATGTGTCGCGGGTAAAAATTGGTGTCCAGATGTTCACCAGCACTTGCATTATAGCCCACTGCACCACGCGGTCGCGATAGGGCAGCTTGAAAATTAGGCGCTCTTTAGGCTCATGCTTGACAAAGCAGGTATATGCGGACGTGTTGTAGGTTTTGCCTAACAGCTGCGCCCGTATCTCTGCCAGGTTGTGCTCCAGGTCGGCGCGGAACTTTGCCACCTCTTGGCGGCCTCCTTTGCCTGTTCCTGCGTTGATGTCAGCCAGCCGCAGGTTTCCTATGTCGCAAACCTTTTCAAAAAGATAGCCTATGCGTTTCATTTGTCGTTATAATGTTTGTGCACGTTTTTAGTCTGCTTTGCATACTCGGGAGCTTTCGATGCTTGCGCCCTACTAACACCCTTTTTAACTTGTTATCTTTTGCCTTGGGGCATGGCTCACCTCATGTAGCTAAATTTCTTTTATGCAAAATTGAGAGGCGCGGAGTAAGACGCACTCGCAGACGTAGCCGTGTTATTCGCATTCGTGTACGACGCGCCTGCATTCGTACTATTGTTCGCGTTACCGCCAGCAGCACGGACACGAAGACCTACCACGCAGAGAGGTGCCGCCAGCTGCCAAACGTGGCAGCCCGTTTTCGTTTTCGCAGATCTAAAAATTTTCGCCCGCCTGCGGCGGGGTTGCCGCTTTCGCTTTCGCCCCGCCGGTTGGACTTGTTCATGCTTTATTTATTCTCGTTATGCAATTTTCTGTGTCGTCGGGATCTCCGGGTCTTCCTCAAAATAGCAGAGAGGCGCGGAGTAAGACGCACTCGCAGACGCAGCCGTGCCATGCGCATTCGCGGCCGACGCGCCCGCATACGTACCATTGCTCGCGTAACCGCCAGCAGCACGGACACGAAGACCCTTAGAGGTGTCGACGTTCGTGTAAAAATAGTCGGCAAAACGAATGGTCGCACTGCCGCCCACCTCTGTGGGCATACAGCATAATCCTTGGTAACTCTTGCGCTTGATGTAGCCGCTTGTGCGGGGGCATACTGCAACCGGGATTTTGTCGTCCACGGTGTTGGGGTCGTAGTCGGCCAACATGCTGGTGGCTACATACACCACAGACTTCTCCTCGCCTGCGTCCATGATGAGGCCACGCACCCATTGCCACAGGTTGCCATAGCCTGCGCCTACCAAACCAAAGAACACCGGCACGTTAAAGGTCTTGTAAGTGTCGCCCTCTGTGTCGGCTGTCTGCGGCAGGCTGTAAGGTACCAGGCACACGCTGTCGCCTGCTTCCACGCCTACGCTGGTGGGGATAACGGGATAAGCTCCGTTATATTTAGACCAGTCGGGCATATCGGTTACACCTGTGCCGAAGCCGCCCTGATAAAGGCCGTTTTCGTCAAGCTCGGAGTTAAATGTGGCCTGGCTGTTTTCGGTGCCCATAATAATCTCGAAAAGGAACTCAACCACGAAGCGGGCAACAAACCAATTGGCCTCCCAACCCTCGCCACGCTTGCGGGCGTAGTTACCAAAGTTGGTTGTGCTTATGTTGGTGGCCGGCATTCCCAGCATGGAAATTTGCGGCGCGTCGGCAGCCGGTGCATTTGCGTAGCTGGCGGCGTTCAGTGCAGAGCCACCGCCACCGCGGTACTGTTCTGCGTCGCTTATGACGCTGCACAGCTTGGTGTTTGTGCGATCCATTACACCGGCACCCAGCCACGAAATGCCGCCGGCGGGTATTCTGATGCTTACACCATTGCCCACAGGCTCGTTAAACGTCACCGCCTTGACCAGGTTATTGCCCTCTTTCCAGATGTTGGCAATAAAGCTGTTCCAGCACCACATACACTGTCCCTCGGTGCCGTCCAGGGCGGCGGGGCTACCGTCGGAGTAACGTGTGCTGTCGAATGGGTCGAGCTTGCGCTTTTTGCGGTCGTCTGTCACCAGGTAACGGCCAAGGCCTAACTTAGTGGGCAGTTCGCGCAGTGCCGACAGGCTCCCATAATAGCCTGCTGCTGTGGGGGTGTTGTTGGCCTCATTCCAATAGCGCCCGGCAATAGGGTTGCCCGCCTGCTCTACGGCTTTGGCCAGCTCGATGCGGTGTGTTTCGCCCGTCTCGTCCATAACTTCGACGTGCATGTCTTTAAGCGCTCCTGTCGCTTCCGGCAGGTCGTTGATGCGCTTTCCGTTGTTGAAAGCAGCCAGCATGTCAATGATGCCCTGCTCCTGTTCTGTTGTAAAAGCCATTTTTTACTGTTGTATTTATGTTAAACGAATGTTTCCTTGAGCGTCCAAACGGATAGAGCCGCCCGCAGTTCTGGCGCGGGGTGCGACCGCTTCCACCTGGATAGTCTTGTAAAAGCGGGTGGCGTCGGTGGGTATGACGTGCACCGTGCCGGTGCCTTTAGCCTTTGGCACGATCTCTCCGTCGGGCAGTACGTCCACCGCTGCGCCGTCAGATAGGTAAAGCACATTTTGCGCTGCGCCGTCGGGCAGCACTTTGCCGCGCACATATTGTTTTACGGTGTTGCCTATGGTGATGCTTTCGGGTGCTTCCACCACCATACCCGTGGGCACTCCTGCGGTTACAACCTTTGCCCGCTCTATTAAGCCCACCAGAATGGCTCGCTCCTGCGCGATGGTCTGTGTGGCCGCCTCTGCCCGCTGCGCTGCCGCTATGGCGTTGGCGGCTGCCTCGTCTGCTTCTGCCTTTGCCTGTCGCGCGGCCTCTGCTGCACTGTCGGCTTCATCTTTAGCGGTGTTTGCCGCTTCCGTGGCTATGTCGGCGGCCTGCTGGGCCGCCGAAGCTGCCAGGGCCGCCACCTCTGCTCTTTCGGCGATGCTTCGCGTGTCGGTGGCCAGACGGTCGATGGAGCTTATAGCATTACCGGCATTTTCGGCTGCTTGTCCGGCAGCTTTGGCGTTGGCCGTTGCGTCGTTGGCTGCGTCGATAGCCGCCTGTGCAGCTGCCGCCGCGTCTGCTGCGGCCTGTGCCGCCGTCCGGGTGGCTGTGTCGGCCTCGTCCGTGGCGGCTACTGCTGCCTGTGCGGCATTGTCTGCGGCCTGCTGTGCAGTGGTAGCACGACGGGCGGCAGCGTCAGCGGCTACCCGTGCAGCGTCCGCCTCCGCCGTGGCCGTTTTGGCGGCCTCTATTGCGGCAGCAGTGCGTTGCTCTGCCTCCGTTATGGTGGCGTTCGCCTGGTCGGTGGCAGCGGTCATTTGCCCGGTCAGCTCTGCGCTTTCCGTTGCAAACTCCTGCACGATCTCCTCCAGCTGTGTGGCCGTGGCGTTCATGCGCTTCACCTGTTCGTCGGCTTTGCTGTCATATTCAGCCATGGCAGCGTCGTAGCGGTCGGCAGCTTCTTTTGCCGGCTGTTGCAGTTGTTCGATTTGTTCAGCGGTGAAGTCGTCGAACGTAAACGCTTTGCCACGTGTGTAGTTTGCCACCAGCCCGCTGATCAGGCGGTCGGTACTTCCGGCCTTGTCCCATAGCAGAATGTGCAGGCCGGCAGCGTAAAAGACATTTTGCGTGCCTCCCTCAAATGTTTGGTTATCCAGCGACACGTGCAGCTCGACATGAAGTTCGCCCTCGCAAAGGTTGTGATCCTTGAAATAGACCAGCAGAGCGTCCCCTTCCGGGGCGCAATTAGTGTAAACGCCACCCTGTCGTCCGGCGGTGTACTCATGCCCGTGTTGCGTCCAATATCGAAGCGTAAAGTCCACGTCGTCAGGCAGGGGGTATGGTGCACCCTGCGCGTCAACGAAAGACTGCCGCAACACGAAGTCGCTTTTATAGTTCTGGTATTGTGTAGCCATTATGTCAGTCTAATATTTCCGTTAGCGTCCAGACGCATACCGCCCGCCGTAGTGGTGCGCATACGCGGGGGCACCACGGCAATGGTCAGCTGCTTGTAAACTGTCGATTTATACACCGCTACGACGTTCACCACGGTGGTGCCCGTGGCGGTCGGCGTAATGATGCCGTCGGGGGTAATCATTAAGGCGCGGTTGTCGGCGATAAAGAGCACGCCGCCCTCTCCATAGCCGGGAACGGCGCGGGCTGCGATTTGAGGGTGCACACCCTCGGCCAGCGTCACCTCCTGCGGGTAGCTGTCTATTACTACCTGTTTGGGCGTGGGGCGTGTTGTGCCCTGGGCTTGCAGCGTGGCGGTCAGTTCCTCCACCAGGGTGCGCGTCGCCTGTGCGCGTTGTGCTTCGGCTGCGGCATTCTCTGCGGCGGTGTCAACACCAGCCAGGCGGTCATCGATGTCCTGCTGTATCTCTTGCAGGTTGGTGTTTAGAAATATGTCTAACGCACTGCGAACGTCGCCGCAAGCGTCTATAAGATCCGCAAAGAGTTCGCCCACCATGGCGGGGGTGACGGCCTTGTTTGCCACAGCGTCACGAATGGCAATTGCCCGCTGTTGCAGATCGTCCACTTGCATTTGTTCAATCTCGATTGGTGTTAGTTCCATTACGCGAATGTATCGTTAAAGTTGTTGTTAAATATGCTTGTTACGGCCTGCCCGCTTTCGCTTGGCGCGGCCTCATTCTTTTGCGCTGCCTTTTTGGCGGCGTTCAGTGTTGCGTCCAGCACGTTAACCTCGGTTGTAGCCGTGGCCTTTTCGGTGTCCTCATTAAAGCGGCGCAGCGGTTCGGTAACACCGCTGTCGTAGGTCGTGCCGTAAAGCGGTAATATGTCGGGGCGAATGAGCGGCGCGATAACAGCGATGTAATTGTTGCCGACACGCCGTAATAGTTCTTTTTCGTCGGTGGTGGGTATCTCCGTAGCGGGGCAGATTTTACGGGCAGCGATGCGGTCGGCTGTGGTTGTGTCGATGATGTCGTCCAGGTCATACTCCAGCACCTGCCCGTCGGTCAGGCGGTCGGTTATGCTTAACCCATTGCGAACAGCCAGGGCGAAGACACCCTCGGCGCTGCCCAGCACCTGGATAGCCACGTCGAGGAGGCTCTGTCTATCTTTTACCGTTACTTTCATTCTACTGTATTGTTAGGGTTCCGTCCTCTTGAAGCTCCACCGTTTCGGCGGCCACCTTGCAGGCGCGGAGCATCTTCTTTGTTTCCTGCGGCCAAAATGGATCCACACACCCGCCTAACTGTTGCCGCACCTCTGCACCCAACAGCGGGTATTCCTTAAACTCGCCACGCATGGCCAGCAGTACGCTTTCACAGATCTGCTCCTCGCAGTCTGTAATGGTGGCTTGTTTGGCGCTGCTGATAAGCAGGTCGCCCGTATTGGTGTCTGTTATTAGTCCTTGCATTGCCGTTAATGTTTTACTGTTTTGTCTTCGTAGTCGCCACGCTTAAATTGTGCGGCGGTGTCGGAAAATGAAGCCACGGGCGGGGTTGTCGGCCCGTGTGTCCCGGTATGGCTGTGGCTGTTGAAGCTGCTTATAAAACTGTTTACCGTCCCCACCAGGTCGTTAATTTTGCCTGTAAGGTCGGCTATGTTTATAAGTCCGCCCAGGTCGCCTCCGTTGAAGACTGCCGCGTTCTTGTCGATGTCCAGCGTTATGCCGTCTTGAACATTCAGGCTAACGCCAGCTTCTGTTATGGTCAGCTTTGTGCCGTCGTTGATGTTTACCTCGATGCTTTCCACGTCGTCGGTCAGCACCACCACGCCGGCGGCATAACATGAAAGCATGGCCACGGCCACATAGCTGCCCTCGCGTGGGAAAAGCACCACGCCCAGCGCTCCCTCCTGGTTGGCCTGAAGATTGACCTCCAAAATGGGTGCGCCCTCATTGATTGGTTCCACGTCAACCGTGCGGCGGTCGTCGTGGCGTGCCGTCACAGTGCCCACCAGCAGGCCGGCACTGCTGCCTTCTGTTGCAAGCTGTCTTATTATGTTCTTTAGTCCGCTCATTGTGCCACACGTAGTCCAAGGGTTATTTCCTGACGGTAGCCGCTCGAACTGAATTTAATTACATTCTTTTTTACTTGGTAAACGCCCATTTTGTTGCCGTCTATCTTGATGCCGATAGCGTCCAGCTTGTCGACCAACTTGTAGCCGAAAGTGGTAAAGCTGCCGGTCAGCCCGTCAACTTTTAGGCGTTGTATTTCCTGCTCCGCCCATGCCTTTAGCTCGCTTTCCGTCTTGTTATAGGTGTGCAGCGTGCGATGTTCGCCGTCTTTGTCGCCGACCTCCACTTTTATTTTTTTGTTGTTCGGCATGATGCTGACGGCCTTAATGCACAGGCGTATGTTTTCGGCCTGCTGCTGTTCGAGGCTGCTGTCGTTTATGATGTTCACCCCGGTGGCAAACACCTGCGCCGGCTGTGTGTCTCGCTCGAAGATCACACCGCAGTAAAGCACGGGGTTGCCGTCTTCATAGCGGAAAAAAGAGCGGATGCCATTGTCTTGAAGCCTGCCCAGCAGAGCTGCCACGGTGTCGTCCGTCACACGGAACTGCCCCAGGTTCTGCTCGCCGAAGACTTTAACTCCGTCGAGTCCCTGGTCTTTTAGCAACGTCTCCAGCGTTACAGTGGTATAGGCTTTTTTGGTGCAGGCCATTTGCTTTAGCTTGAACATTTCGTCTTCGCAGGTCAGCACTATGGGTGTTTTAACGCTAACATTACGCACATATCCCACGAATGCCAGCTCCGGGGTGTCGCCATAGCCCGTCCACACCTTTACGGTGTCGCCGCGCTTTACAGGTATCTGCGCCTGCCCGTTCCACTTCATGCGCTTGGGCAGGGTGATTTTGCACTCGTCGGTCAGCTTCTCGGTGTCCCTTGTTATCTCTACCGAAGTAACAAAAGGCACCTGCCACGATTCGTCGCCCTGTATTTCTATTAAAGCATTTAAGACGTACATTTAACAGGCGTTTAATAGGTGGTTAATATTCTGTGCTGTAAACGTTATATTCTTTATCTGAAAGCGCCGACAGGCTAATGGGCTGGTAGTTGCTTTCCGTAGCCTGACCAACTGAAAAATCGGTTACGACCAGCCGGTCGATGTCGAATATTTCCAAAAAGGCGCTTTGCACCAATATGGGCTCGTTAAGGTCGAAAAATGCCCGCAGCTCTTTTATGCCCTCTGTGGGGTATTCGTCCACGAACACGCCGTCCTTGACTGCCTGCACGCCAACCGCTATTTTTACGGTGTAGTCGTCGGCGTTAACATACTCCTTCACGGTTCCGTCCATGCCCACCAGCTGGGTGGTTACAATATTCTTTTTGCAGCTCACAGACACCACAGCGTCGTTCATATCCAGCTCCTCGCCGTTCTCTTTGCGAAAGCGCAGCGTGCACAGGGCGTAACGGTCGCGCCAGAATGACGGGTCGGTCATGGGCGCGGCTATTTCTTTAGCCTCCATTTGCGTGCCGTTGTTGTTCCAATTAGGCGGAGCGGTAGTACGCGCCGGCTTGAAGCGGTACAGCGCGCCTTTAAGCTGATTAGCCGCGCCGGTGGCCACGGTCACAAAGTTGAAATTAATAGGTAACATTAAATCAATTGCGTGTCGTTGAGCGCAGAAAGCAAAACCTCGGTAACGGTTTCTTTGACCCGCTCTGCGCTTTCGGTCAAAGTTGCCGTGTGCACCTCGAACTTATCCACCAGGCGTTCGATGTTCACTGTTATATTTCGTATTTTGTCGGCACTGCCCGCGGCTTTGCTGCCGGTGGAGCCTTTACTGCCGGTCACGTTTGCCGTGCCGGCTGTCGGGGATGCGACAGTGGGCACGCTGGGCGTTTCGGGTAGTCCGGGAATGGCTGCCTGTGTCGGGGACTGCTTCTTATTCTTGGCGGCTTCCTCCTTTTCGCTTTTGGCGATTTCTTCGTTGTATGCTTCATTAAAGGCTTGCCCTATCTGCGTGCCATAGTCGGAAAAGCCGTTTTTTAGCTTTTCCAGCGCGGCGCTTATGCCGTCGCCGTCCAGACTGAAAGCCGCCTTTATAAGGTCGCCTATGGCTCCAAACACTTGTTTAGCCAGCTCACCAATGCCCGTAAAGCAGGCTTTGAACGATGCCCACGTTCCCTTCAGCACAGCGCGGAACTTTGCCGACGTGTTCCAAAAGTATGTCCCCACGGCAATGAGGGCGGCAATAGCTGCCGCGATCCAGCCGATAATGGGTATGTTCATAATGGCGATGCTCACGGCACGACAGGCAGATGTGGCCGCCAGCTTAAACGCGCCAAAAGCCGTCGAAGCGATGCCCGCAAAGGTGGTCGAAGCGGTGCCGGTTGTTACCAGCGACAGCAGGAACGACCCCAGGGCTTTAAGTCCCTGCAATATGCCGACGGTGGCAAAACGCACCACTGCCAGCGTGGCGCGGGTTATGTTGACCATAAATCCGTTACTAACAAACTGCCCCGTCACGAGCTCTCGGTTCATAAAGAGCACCTGCAAGCGCGCGGCGTATAACATGCCGCGAATGCGCCCCCACATGCCGGCCCACTGCAAGCCCTTTATCCACGTCATTAGGCTGCCCAGCCCGGTAAATAATGGCATGAGCTGCGCCACGGGCACCAGCACCGAAGCCAGGGCACCCGCCCACATGGTAGCGCCACCCGTAGCTTGAAAAATACTGATCTTTACGTCCTCAATCTGCTGGTTGATCCGCGCCGACTTTTCGGCGAAGCTGTCCATGACAATGGCCGCCTGTTCCTCCGCGCTGCTGGTTCCTGTCACTGCCTCGGTAAAGGCAGCCAGCTGGTCAGTGCCTTGTACCAGGGCGCGCGCGGCGTTGGCGTTTTCCATGCCGAACAGTTTACTAAACAGTGCACTGTCGTTTAACACGGGCTTTAGCATCTCGAGGCGCTCTTTCAGGCTCTTGTTTTTGTCAGCCAAAGCCAGCACGTCGATGCCGGCTTTTTGCAGTTCTTCGCGGGTGTCTTTCGGCAAAAATCTGCCCTGCGACAATATGGCCAGGGTGTTGCGCAGAGCCACACCGCCCTCACTGCCTTTTTTGCCCGCTTTATCCAGCACCTGGATGGCGGCGTTGGTTTCCTCAAAGCTGACACATGCAGCCTTGGCAGCCATACCGCACTGCTCAAGGGCGGCCTTAATGGCGGGCAGCTCGGCACTACCGGCCTGACCGGCGGCGGCCATGGTGTTCATCATTTCGGCCATGGTCTTGCTGGCCGCTATGGGGTCGTCCAGGCTTATGCCGTATTGGTTCATTGCGGTGGTGAGCACCTGTGCAGCGGCCACACCGTCGCCGCCCATTAGTTTGCTGGTTATCTGAATGCTGTTACCCATGGCTTGCAGAGCTTCCGGGCATTTGCCCAGCTCCGGGGTCAACTGCGAAAGCAGCAGTTTATAGCCCTCCACGGCCACACCTGCGTCCGTGCCGAATGCCTTTGCACTTTCGCGGGCGTAGCCCTCAATCTCTTTAAGAGCATCACCCGTCACGCCGGCCACCGCCGAAAGGTCGTGCATTTGGCTGTCAAGCGTCACACCGCTGGCGGCAAGCCCCTGGAACGTATTGGCCAACCTTTCAACGTAGCCGCTGGCCAGCTCGAAAGCAGCCATTTTTTGCGACAGCTTCTCGACCCAGCTCTGGGCAGTCTCCACATTCATGGAAAACTGCCCGACAGCTTGGTTCATTTCCGACATTCTGCCGTAAAAGTCTCCGCTAACGTCAAAACGATAGTCAAACGATTGCATTTTAGTAATTTATTATTATCTTTGTGCACTGTTTAATAGTGCACTATGTTTGAAACTTTTTGCATATTCGTATTAAAGGCCTTAACCGCGGTCGCTTGCTGCGGGTTCCTGATTATGCCTTTTTATATTCTCTTTCGGATTGTGCGCGCCGTGCGCCATGACTGCCGCCGTCGTCGTTAGTCTTTCTTTGAGAAAAGAGCAACGATCATTTCGGCCTGTCTTTTCAGCCTCCAATTTTCCAGCCATATAGCAGCCGCGTAGTCTGTTGCGAAGTCTTCGGCACTCCCAGCCGTGGGGTCGACATGCAGGTTTGCCCGGATCAGGGCGCAGGCTTTTAGAAAGCCGTCCTCGGGGCTGTCCTCCACGTCGTCCCGCGCGTTGAGCTGGTGCGCCTCTATAAGTTTTTTAGGCTTGCAGAGACACGGGCAAAGGCTACGTTAAGCTGGCCCATACATGCAGTAAAGAGCACAGCGTCATGGCGTAGGTCTTCGCTGCCGCCTAACCAACAGCCGTCGAAAAGCGTTTGCGCACTTTTCATTTCGTCAGTTTTGGCCAGCTTGTTGACTGCTGCCATGGTTTCCATGCTCGGTCGCTTGAAATAGCCCACATGCAGGTCGCCTTCGTCTTCCACGTCGATGCGGGTAACTTTTCGGTGCAGGGCTTTCCACTTGTTTATGTTTTCACTTGTTACGCCTCCGTCATAGGTGCGCTTTTCTGCTGCGCTTGCAGCGTTGTTATTGGTGTCTGTATTCATTTTTATGGGGTCTTTAATGGGTCTTTAATTGTTGTTTAGCGGTGGCCGCGGGGTCGGCACTATGGCCGCCCCACCGCCCGCGCTTATTTATTCCAGTCAATGTGTGACATTACGAGGTCGATTTCCACCTCCTGGCCTGTGTCGCCCTCTTTCCAGCCGCGCCCGTTGTTCTTAAACATGACGTTGCGCAGCTTGTCGATTGACACAATGCCCGTGTCGGGCAGATAGCTGACGATGATGTCAAAAGGTGCAATGTCCTGCAAGCGGCCTGTGTTGCTTTGCTTCTGGATTGCTTCGACCTCCTCTTGGTAGAGGGTAATTTTACCTGTGGACGTAATGCGCCCCTTGGCGTAGCCTACGGGGTAACGGCCTGCGCCGTACTTGGTCACTATGTCCTGGTCGTCCTTGTATTCGATGCCGGTAATGCCTGTAACGGGCACGCCGGCAATGACGAGCACGATGTCGGCCCAATCATATAGTTTGCCATTGACAAATGGCACGCCGTTGTTTCCTTCCATTTTACAGTGATGTTACGTAACCGATTTTTACTTTGATTTTGCGGATCACTCCCACGGGCACGTTCTTGATCACTACCTCCACGGTGCTGGTGCTCAATACGTCCTGCGCGGGGTCAATTACAGCCTCGTAGCCCGACAATTCGCCGGCCTTTTCCATGTCCTCGAGGGCTTTGTTTGCGGTGGTCTCCAGATGCGCCACGGTGTAGCTTTGAAGCTCGCCCGTGCTCGGATCAATGTAAACGTTACCGCCCAGCTCCGGGGTCAGGTAGGTGCGAATGCCGCGGCACGCCTTGTCCATGGTGCGCACCAACTCGATGGCGTTGTAGTCGCTTGTCGGGTCGTCCATGTTGTGGCTGTCGTTCCAATAGCTGCCCGAAACGCCCACAATGGGGGTCAGGAACAGAAAGCGTGCATCGTCCAGCTTTTCAACCCACGCCTTGTCAAGTGTGCGCACCAGGGTGCCGTCACTCAACGCGGGCAGAGAAATGCCGGAGGGGAACTTCTTAACCCATGAAATGCTTTCGTGCACTGATGCGCTCGACACATGACCCAGCCACACACCAATACAGCTTACTGCGTTCTTGGTGGTCTTGTTGCCGGTTTCTGCAAAGAGCAGCGCGCCTGTGTCGTTTGTGCCGCCGGCTTGGGCGATGATTACCGAAACGCGCGGGGCTGCACCGGCAATTTTCAGGCCGGTAATGCTTTGGTAGCCGTTTTTCAGGCTTGGAGCATAGCCCACCGACACGGGAGCATTGTTCAGATCCAGCGCGTCGGCTTTAGCCTGGATTAGTGCGACATTTTCGGCGGTCAGTGGTGTAAGGCCGTCCCAGATGCCAAACTGACGGATTGCGCCGTCGGCGTAGTTCTGCACTGTGGCCAGCTCAGCAAAGGTGTGCGTTTCCGGCTTGGTGAATATGCCGACGTAAAGCGTAATGCCTGAATTGATGCGGAATATTTCCGACAGCTGGTAGTGCATGACCTTGATAGCCCATTTTTCAGCGTCGGCGGTAATGCCTAACGCTTCGGCTGCGTCTATGGTACTGACAGCTTGCACGGCCTCGGTGGCGAAGCCGTCGGGAATGTCCGCAGAGGTAACGTAAAAGATCATGCCCGACACGTGGTCTTGGCCTGATAGGCTTTTGGGAACGTTACCATTCTGGCGTTTGATTTCTAAACTGTTCATTTTATTGTTTTGTTATTGATTTATTTTCTGCGTAGATACCAGACGCAGGCCGTAAAAATTAGTAATGCAGCCAGGGCAGCCACTGCCAACACCGGCCAACCGCCGCTCCGGCTCTTTCCCTTGTCTGTGGTGTCGCTTTGGGCGGCCATATTCTCCTGTTGGTCGCTCTGCACGTGTGACGTGCTTTGCGCCAGCGTTCGGGTGCTGTCGGTCTGTGCCCTATTTAGTTCTGCTTTAACGTCGGCCTGTGCCCAGCGCTCGGTGTTGTCCTTTCGCGTGGCTGCTGTGGTCGTGGTTAATGCTGCCTTAACAGGCGGCAGGCCTGTGGCGGTGTCAGCCGGTTGCGTCGTGTCGAATAGTAAAAGGTGCAGGGCTTGCTCAACGCTGGCCTCACTTTGGTGTAATGTCGTCTGCATTAAGGCAGCCTGTAACAGACTATCGACCTGCGCCTTTGTCGTTGTCTCCGTCGCAATGGCCAATGTGCCCACGCTGTCGACGGTGGCCGTAGCAGTGGAGTTATACTGCGCTTTTTCGGTCGTCGTCGTCTCCCTCGTCACTCGACAGCTGACGAGACACAGGGCACTCGTTAGCATGAGGGCAAAAAGGGATCTTTTCAATAGCTTTGCGGAATTTGTCAACATTGCGGCGTAAACTTGATATTTCCTTCTGGAGCGGTGTAACGATGCTTTCTACCAGCAGGTCGTTGGCTTTGCGCACGTTGTCAAGTTCTGACGACCTGACCGACGACAGTTTAGACGACACCTCGGCACGTAGCTGGTCGATTTCCGCCCTGTATTTGTCGCGGGTCAATACGCTGCCCAGCCAAACGCCCAGGGGCGTGCTTATGGCTGTGCTGCCAATGATTGCGAGTATAATTGTCGTTATAGTGCTCATTCAGGGGGTTACTGATTTATGCCAATACTTTTCAACCACGCCTGCACGTCGAAAGACGGACAAGCCTTTGCGGCTACTTCGTTATGGCCGATAATCTTAACTTTCGGGTGTGCGGCGTGGAACTCTTTAACATACTTTTCCAGGGCTGCCTTCTGTTGCGACGTGCGGGTGTCTTTTGCGGTTTTTCCGTCGGCGGCACAACCACCGGCGTAGACAATATGCCGGCTAATGCTGTTGTAGCCTTTAGCGCCGTTGGTGATCTCCCAATTGTCCACCAGGTCGTCCTCGTTATTGGCAACCAAACGTTCCACGCTGCCATTAAGGTGGAACAGGTCGGTATAACCTACCTGCTTCCAGCCACGCCCGCCCTGAGAGACCGGCGACGTGTGCCAGCGGCGTATTTCGTCGCTCGACACGTCGCGTCCCTCCGGGGTAGCCGTGCAGTGGATTACCAGATATTTAAGAGCCTGTGCCATTTATTTATGCAGTTTCTACGGTGCTGACGATTGCGCCACGGGTGCAGGCCGATTTAAGCGGCAAGCAGATGCCCCACTTGCGGAAATTCACAAGGTTGCGGTGGTACAATGGGTCGGTCTTCGCCTCGCTGTAATACATTTGCACACTGCCGTTGGCTTTCATCATGCCGGGCACGTAGAACGCAACAGATGCCTGGCGGTCGGTCGATGTGGTGGCCGCGCCGTAGGTCTTCTTTTTGCCGGCGCTGGTGTAGTAAGGTGTGCCGTTGTATTCGTAAATGTCGAAGCCATAAAGACGCGCAATCTTGCCTTCGGTCTGGTTGATGTTGTAGGCTTCGCGGAACTTCTGGTCGGTCAGCAAAAGGTCGTTAACGTGGTCAGAGCAGAGCACCAGCACACGGTCGCTCGCCGGCATATTCATTTTGTCAAAGGCTGCCTTGAGCGTCACAATGTCGGCGGGGGTCAACCTTTTGCGCAGGTTGGCGGTGTCGACTTCGCCTGTGGTACGTAGCACCACGGTTTTGTTTGCCGTATGCTCGTCCGGCGCAATGGCATGGATAGCCTTTTGGCGCACGGCCTCTTTGATAGCTTCGCGGTGGCGCTCCTGAACGCTGGCCATTTTGTCGTAGCTTACTGCGTGCAATTCGTCGTCGGTCACAGGGGTGGCCTCGGTGTCGAACTTGTCCAGACTTACGGGCTTGTCTGCGTCTTCCAGCTTAGTAATGGCAAGCGGATAGGTGGAGTTATTAATCAATACATTGGGGTCGCCGCCCAGCTCGGTAAAGTGGATAACGTCATTTTCCACATACTGATCATAAGAGCGGATGCGGTCGTACCAGCCTAATGCTTCGGCAGCAGTACGGAACGCTTTAATCATTTCTGCCGTCCAGATCTCGGTAAACACACCGGCGTGGAGGGCACCTACGGGCATGAATCCACCGGCAAGCAGGGCTACACCGTTAGCCATGAGCGCACCCACGGCAGGCGTGCCGCCGACGGCACACGACAGGGTGGCGCCCATTGCGCTGTTTACGCCAATGGCGCAAAGCATCATGCACGAACAGCTGAAAATTTTTAGAATTGCTTTCATTGTTAATTAAATCGCTATTAATGTTGGTTATTGACTGTTTAACGGGGCAGTTCCATGCCATACTCGGCCTTGTAAAGGCGGGCATACTCCTGCGGTTGGTCGTTTTTGAGCTTCTCCACCTGGTCGGCGGGAACTTCCGACAATTTGGCAAAGGTTTGGTGCTCCTGACCGGCGGGCTGGCCGGCGCTGTCGTTGGTCTTGTTGATTAAGTCCAGGGGCTTGCTGGCGGGTGCCATGCACTCCAGCGTTTCAGTGAGCTGCTGCACACCTACGTTTTTGCCCAGCTGGATAAAGTGGTCGCGTTTGGCCTCGGTGATACGCTTGTCCTTGACGGCCTGATCAACGGCGGCGGTAATGGCTGCAAGCTCCATGCTGTGGGCTTTGTCGGCCTTGCTTTTGAGCAACTGCACGGCGTTGTGCACCTGCTCGTCGGTCGCGCCCTCTGCGAGACCGAGCAGCTGTAACGTTTCTTTGTTCATGCTTTTATTTGTGTTGTTTTTGTTAATATTGGCCTCCGGCTTTGTGTCGTCGGCGTTGCTTGTTTCGGTGTTTTGTGCCAGCGTCAGCAGGGGCAGCGCTTCGCTTTCGTCGCCGGCTGCCAATGTCAACAGCTGGCCGCTATTGGTTAGCTGCAATGCGTCGTCGTTGCTGCCCACGTCCACAATGCTGACCTCTGTCAGCTTGCTGCGCATAATGGTGGCGCGGGTCTGTCCCGGCACGAGGTTGGCCTGATCCACGCTGACCTCGATAATATCCAGGCCGGCGCTGCACATTTTCAAGAACCCGTTGTTCCACTTGTCGGCTATCTGCTTTGCAAATGGGTCGTTCTCGTCGAATACGGGCGTACCTTTTAGCGCGTCCCCGTCCACATGCAAGTTATCCACGCGGCCAATGGGCAACGGGTTGTTGTCGTTGAAGCTCCTGCGGTGCATCCATAGCAGTACAGGGTTCTTTTGGTACTGCTCTATGTCGATGCCCGCAGTAATTACACGGCTGCCGTAACTGTTCAGGCGGCTGGTGCTTATAATCATTTCTTTTGCCATTTCGTTGGTCTCCTATTTGGTTGTGGCGGCGGCAGGACTCGAACCTGCGACCTTGAGGGAATGAACCTCACGAGCTACCACTGCTCTACGCCGCATTGAATGCAACTTTCGGTGCAAAATTCAATAGTTTATCTAACTCCCACAAAAAGAGTGTAAAGAGTTTACACTCTTTTTTTAATTCCGGCCTATTATGTTGAATTTTGCGGCAATTAATATTAACAATAACCCGCAGCGCCGGGCCTCCCGGTGCCGCATTAACAACATTAAAATTATGGCACCGAATGGCGACAAAGAAAGAGCGTGAAGAAAAGAAAGACTACGCCCGCATTCTATTCATGCAGGGCGACAGCCAAAAAGTGATAGCCGAAAAAACCGGTATCTCGGCGCAGACCATTACTAAATGGGTAAACGCAGAGGGGTGGCAGGAACAGCGCGCCGCGCAGAACATTACCCGCCCCGAACTCGTCAACAAGCTGCTCCGTACTATCGACAAAATGCTGGAAAGCGTAAACAACACCAACGACCCCGACGCTATCAATGGCCTGGGCGACAAGCTGGCCAAATTTTCGGCCACTATTGAAAAGCTGGACAAGCAGACCAGCATCGTGGACGTTATCGAGGTCTTTATGGCTTTCAGCAAATGGCTGCAATTTCAGGCACAATATGATGAGGGTATAACCCCCGATCTGCTGAAAACCATTAACCGCTACCACAACCAATATATTGACTACCTGATGCAAAACAAACTAATAAAATGACATGCCAAAGTACGACAAACTAACACGAAAAGAGGCACTCGAACTGTGGAAGCAACACTGTGAGACTGTCCAGACGGCCACCGTTGTGGGGCGGGGTGAAACCAACCAACAGCGGGAGCAGCGCATTAAGCGCGTGCGCGCCGATTATGCCGCGTTTGTCGACTACTACTTTCCCCACTACACCCAGAACCCACAAACAGGCGTGCAGACCCCCTGCGCGCCTTTCCACATTAAGGCGGCCAACCTCGTAAAGAAAGAAAAGAACCTGCGCGCCGTCTTTAAGTGGCACCGTGGCGCGGCAAAGTCCACACACCTGGATATATTCATCCCCCTGTGGCTAAAGTGCCAGCAGCAGCGCGAAATTAACGTTATGGTGCTGGTGGGTAAGAGCGAAGACAACGCAAACACCCTGCTGGCCGACATTCAGGCCGAGTTACAGTTCAACCAGCGTTATATTAACGATTTCGGCCAGCAGTATAATAATGGCAATTGGGAGGAGGGATCATTCGTCACTAAAGACGGCACCGCCTTTTTTGCCCGTGGCCGTGGGCAGTCACCCCGTGGTCTGCGCTACCGCAGCCACCGCCCCGACTACATAGTAATTGACGACCTCGACGACGACGAACTCTGCGAAAACCCCAACCGTGTGCAGCGCCTCACTGATTGGGTTAAGGAGGCTTTGTTCGGTGCCCTCGACGGTGGCCGTGGCCGCTTTATCATGGTGGGCAACTTGATAGCCAAAAACTCCGTCCTGCAAAACATTGCTCAGACCAAAGGCGTGCAGGTGTCGCAGGTGAATATCTGGGACAAGAACGGCAATGTTTCGTGGGCTGCCAAATGGACACCCGCCGAAGTGCAAGCCATTGAAGACTTCCAGGGCTACCGCTCCTTCCAAAAAGAATATATGAACAACCCCATTGTCGAGGGTGCCGTCTTTCGTCAGGAATGGATCCGTTGGGCGAAGCGCCCGGCGTGGGGACAGTTTCAGGAACTTGTGTTATATATCGACCCCTCATGGAAAAGCACGCAGAAAAATGACTATAAGGCTGCAAAGCTCTGGGGCAAAATCAAAGGTGGCCAGCTCTGGCAGCTCCGGGCATTCGTCCGGCAGGCCACAGTGGCCGAAATGGTGCGCTGGTGTTATGACCTCTACGAATGGGCCGGCACCGCGGGCGTTTCCATAAAATTCTACTTGGAGGCAAACTTCATGCAGGACAACTTAATGAAAGACTTTGCAACCGAGGGCGATCTGCGCGGCTACCAGCTGCCTATCCTGCCCGACAAGCGCAAAAAGCCCGACAAGTTCCAACGTATTGAAAGCAGCGCCGCAAATTGGGAGCGTGGCTTTGTCTTCTACGACGACAGCCAGAAAGACGACCCCGACATGTTGCGCGGCCTTGACCAAACCCTCGCTTTTCAAAAAGGTATGCGCGGCCACGATGATGCCCCCGACGCTGACGAAGCCGCAATTTACCTGCTTCAAAAACACTCCCGTATTTCTAACTTCATGCCGTCTTTTGGTAAGCGGCGTAACGCAAAAAATGTAACATGGTGAAATTTATTAAAAAATTCGTCTGCGCCTGTCTCTTTGAGTGGCGCAAAAAACGTGCGATTAAGCAGGCGCAGGAAAATGCCAACACTCTGCGCCGCAAATTTCTGGTGCTGGTAAAAGACGGTCGGCCTGTGGTCGTGTCAATGCAGGGCGTTAAGCAGCTCATTGCCTGCCACCGCTTTGCTAAAGGCTTCACCGCCGAAACAGCCCGCAAAATTGCCATTTATGAGGCCACGCCCCAACCCGTTAAAAAGTAATGCCCTATGTTCCTGACCGATGACGACTACAAGGCTGTGTGCGACGATTTCGAGTTTGAACAACTCCAGGCACACACCGACATACGCCTCCAGGCTGAAAAGGCAGCCATGGAGAAAATAAGCTCCTACACCCGCGACCGCTACGACATGGCCAAAGCATTTGCCCAGGAGGGCGCGTGCCGCAACCCCATGCTGGTAGATTGCGCCGTAAATATCACACTTTACACCATGGTGCATCGTCTGCCGCAGTCTATGGGCAGCGACCGCCGCGAGCAGCTCTATGAAGATAGCATCAAATGGCTGCGCGATGTGCAGGCCTCCAAAGCCTCCCCCGACATGCCCAAATATGTGAGTGACGACGGCGACACCGACAGCCACAACCCCGTGCGCTTCGGCTCTGCCATTGGCAAAGTGAAAAAATGCACCTGGTAATTACTAACCATTAAACGCTTGTTAAATGAACATTTTACAGAAAATTGGCCATATCTTCACCGGCGAGCACATGTATAGCTCCGACGAAGTGCAGCGCATTGCCGCTTTTGTCAAAAGCAAAGAGGGCCGCCGCCTCACTGCCGAACTGATCCGACAAACCGACTCCCTGACGCAAAAGGACGTGGGTATGTGGCGCCAGGCATGGCAGCAGGCCATTAACGTGGACAACCCCAAACGTCAGAACCTTTACGACATTTACACCGATTGCATGGTTGACCTACACCTCGAGGGCTGTATTGGCCAGCGCAAAGGCATGGTGCTTAAGCAAAAATTTCGCCTTGTCGGTGCCGACGGCAAAGAGGTGGAAAAGGCCACGGCGCTGTTTACCCGCGAATGGTTTAACGATTACTGCTCCCTGGCTCTTGACTGCCGGTTCTGGGGTCACAGCCTTGTGCAGTTCGGCGACATTCAGAAAACTGCCGACGGCCTCACATTCGACGGCGTGGAGCTGGTGCCGCGCAAACACGTGTGCCAGGAGCACGGTGTGTTGCTTCGCAATGTCGGCGACGATTGGCGCAGTGGTATAAGCTACCGCGAGGGCGAATTAGCCAACTGGTGTCTGGAAATTGGCAAACCCTACGACCTTGGTTTGCTCTTGAAGTGCGCCCCGCAGTGTATCAGCAAAAAGAACATGCTCGGCTTTTGGGATATGTTCGGCGAAATTTTCGGCGCACCTATGCGTATAGCCAAAGCCACCACAACCGACGACGCGGAACGCGCCAAAATTGAAAGTGCCCTCGAAAACATGGGCAGCGCCTTTTGGGGCTTGTTCCCCGACGGCACCGAAATAGACATTAAGGAAAGCAGCCGCGGCGATGCTTACAACGTTTACGACAAGCGCGTGGATCGTTGTAACAGCGAAATATCCAAAGGCATTCTTAACCAGACTATGACCATTGACGCGGGCTCCTCCCTGTCGCAGTCTGAAACCCACCTCGACGTGTTCGAGAATGTCATTGAAGCCGACAAAACCATGCTCGCCAACAATGTGAACGACCACCTGCTGCCGTTCATGCTGGCCCACGGCTTCCCGGTCGGCGGTATGCGCTTCGAGTGGGACGACGCGGCAGCATTTACCCCGTCGGAACAGCGCGAAATGGAGCGCGTTCTCCTGGAGTATTACGAAATTGACCCGCAGTATTTCACCGACAAATATAACGTGCCCATTACAGGCGTGCGCGAAAAAAAGACACAGCCCGACGCTTTTTTCGAGTAAGCCCCGCGCACACTGCTGAACTGCGCGCCAATTACGGGGCTTTCCATGCAGCTGTTAATATGCTTTATGAAGACGGCGGAACGCTGACCCTCGCCGCTGATGACGACGACACACCCACCTTTGACTCCTCCGTCTTCGACGACGTGGCCGACCTGATCTACCGGGCCGGCGGCTTCGACATAAACCAGATTAAAGACCCCAAAGCCCGCAAGCTCATACTTGCAACTGTCGCCGCCATTAACCGCGGTGTCGACGCGCACCTCCCCACCGACGTGCCCGACACTCTGCGCTATGCGTTAGAGGAAAACACGTTTGTATTTTCGGGCTTTAAGACGTTCCACGCTATGCGCGAAATAGGCTTGTCGCTGGTCAATGACAAAGGCGAAATTAAGCCATACGCCGAATTTCAGGAGGACGTGCTAAAGCTCAACAACCGCTATAACCGCAACTACCTATATGCCGAATATAAACACGCCGTTGGCACCAGCCAAATGGCGGCTAAATGGGCAACTATGGAGCAGGACGGCGACCGCTACCTGTTGCAGTACCGCACGGCAGAGGACAACCGCGTGCGCGAAGACCACGCCGCCATGAATGGCATTACGCTGCCACCCTCCGACCCGTTCTGGGATAAATACTACCCACCGAACGGCTGGGGCTGCCGTTGCACCGCCGTGCAGGTGCGCCGCGGAAAGTATGCCGAAAGTGACCCAGCCCACGCCATGCGTCTGGGCGATAACTCAACCGAAGCGGCAAAGCAGCAAATGTTCCGCTTTAACCCCGGCAAACAAATGAAACTGTTCCCGCCAAAGCATCCATATTACAAAGCACCCGAAGCTGTTAAACAGGTGGTCGACGATATGGCAACAGAGCATGAATTTGAATATATACGCCGCCGCGTTAAGGAAATACGCAAATATATGGGCGACCACCTCTCCGACCCACTTGTTAATGAGGGCTTATCCGCTACTGCTTATATGTCCAACCACTCGGTTAAAGAGTTTACTAACCAACCGCACAAACATAGAAGGGCGAAAAATGAGCTTTTAATGAATATTCAAAAGGTTTATAAAGCAGCCCGCTACCTTGGTATAAATCCCACTTATATAAAGCCGGGTATTGTCGCTTCGCACATTCTTGAAATTGAGCTGTGCGGTGAAAAGTCGTGGCTTGTGGTGCGCGAATATGACGATGGGTCTTTGAACCTTTACAGCTGCTCTGATAATCCCAGAATTGCAATAGGCCTTATTAAAAAATGAAAGCCCCAACTGCGCGGCGCGGAACTACAATCCGCGTTAAGCAGTCAGAGCTTTCGTTTATGCAAAGTTATTAACAATTTTCGGAAACACAAAGTTTTAAGAAATTTTTTTTGCTGAATGTTAGACCCCGCACAACTCAAAAAGGACATTATTAGCGACATGAGGGTCGAACTGCACGACGAATTCGACCGCAACTTCACCCGCAAAGCCTTTTTTACGAATAAGTGGAAAAAGCGCCGCGATCCTAACGCCCTCGGCTCCCTGCTGGTGGTGACGGGTAGCCTGCGCCGTTCCATTCAGGCCACCGAAACAGCCACCGGCGTGCGCTTCACCTCCAACCAACCCTACGCCACCCTGCACAATGAGGGCGGCAAGGGCACTGTGACCGTGCGCCAGCACTACCGAAAGAGCAAAAAAGGCAACACCTACGCCGTGCGCCAACACCTCCGCACTGTCAACATGCCGCAGCGCCAATTTGTTGGCGACGGCCCCGAAACGCAGCGCATTATTCAGGGCGTTATCGACGACAATGTAGAACGTTATAACCAGGAACTAATAAAAGCATTACGTAAATGAGAAAACAGCTATTTAAGGCTATTGCAGCCAGAATTAAAGAGCAGGTGCCCGCCATAAAGTTCATAGACCTATGGAATGAGCACCTCGCCGAAATTACCACCACGACCGCATGGCCGTGCCCCTCCGTCTTTATTGAATTTGAGCAGTACGACGTGCGCCAGCTGGCTAACCACGTCTGCATGGCCGACGTGCCGGTGCGCCTCCATATCATTACCCGCACAGTTTCCTACTCTGCCGGCTTTAATGACAGCCGCCTCGACGCTGCTCTTGACTACTTCGACATTATCGACCAAGTGCACGCTGCTATGGCCACGCTGGCGGGCGAAAACTTTAGCACGTTCATGCTTTCGGTGTCGGCCACCAACCACAACCATGCCGAACTGATAGAAAGCATTGAGCGCTACGTCACCCGCTGCCAATTCCCGGCCGCTGCTCGTCCTGCCCGTCAGGTAGCAGTGGCGCAGGTGAAAATCAAACAATAAAAAAAGCCCGTCAGTCTCTTGCAGGCTGGCGGGTTTTTGCTGTGTCCTCATTCGGCAAAGTCGAACATTAATTGAGGGGGTGTGGGAGCTGGCGGTTCGGGTGGTATATTCAGGTAATTTAGGTAGGTACGATAACACATCGGGTAAATGGGATAAATATACCGTTTCCACACAGCCTTGTAACATTTTGAATTGTTACCGGGTTCGTAATAGCGGTCGGTTAGTGCTTTGATTAACTTTACGCGGTCAAATGTGCTTTTATAATGCCTATTATTTCCCATTTACCGAAATTTTGCGTATATTTGCAATGTCCTTTACACATCGGGTTGCGCGTGCTTCAGGCTTCGGCTATGGGGGCGCGCTTTTTTGTGCCGCGCTGCTTCGGGTCAAACGTCTGTAACCGACAGGGGGATGATATGCCAGCCCTTGTCGTCCTTGAACTCCGCACGGATATACTGCTTTGTTTCGGCAGGCTGGTAGCTTTCCTCTATGATTTTAACGCCCTCTTGGAACGTCTCGTCGCCGGTTTCGTCAGCCATTTTGCGAAGCTGGAGCACGCGGCTGGCTTTCAGTGTGCCCTTCTGATCACGCGCCAATAGGCGAAGCACGGCGTTGACAAGTGCGCGGCTGTTGTCGTCCTTTGCCAGGCTTTCAATGTAGCTGCGCACCATGGCGATACCTTCTTCCACTGTGTCGCGGTATGCGTCCACGGTGTTGGTGCCCAGCGTTAGGCGCATCATGCCGTCCGACGTGGTGAACGTGTGGCTGTGCTGCCCACTTTGGGTCAAGCTCATTAGGTCGGCTTTCATGTCGAGCACCATTTTGAAGTTCTCGAAAACGGCGGTTTTTACGGTTTTGATCTGCTCCGACAGGGCGGCCAGCTCCGGAATGGCTAACGCCACCTGCTCGTCTACGATCTGCGCGTAGCTTTCGCGGTTTTCTTTACGCTTTTGCAGGCGGGCTTTTTTCTCCTGCGCTGCCTTGAACGCGGCAAATTGTGCCTGTTCCTCTGCCGTCATTTCGACGACTGTTGTTTGGGTTGTTTCCATTGTGTTAAATGGGTGTTTAATGGTTAATTAATAGTGTCCATGTAGTCGTTTGCGTCCGACAGTTTGCCCAGGGCAAACGCGCCCAGCGTGTTGAGGGCAACAGCCGCCAGGGTCAACACTCCGCCGACGAGTGCGAATGGCAGACGCACGGCAGCTTTCACGTAGCTGAAAATTTCTTTTTTCATTGTTGATTTGTTTAACTGTTTGTAATATGGTTGTTAGTCGTTGTCGTCGTAGCCGGTGAAGTCGTCTGTGTAGTCCTCCACATACTCCTGCACGTTGGCTTGGTTCTCGCACCACTCTGCCAGCTCTCGCAGCAGCCAGCAATATGTGGGCGTGTCCATTTCAACCGTGTGCACCTTTATGGCGTGCTTTAGTTCGGTTAAAATTGTGTTTTCGCTCTTGCTCATTGTAGTGTTAGTTTAGAAAGCCCAGGCCGCCTTCTGTTTTGTAAATTAGTATCTGTTTCGCCGGCTTTTTGGTAGCCACCTGGTCGGCTACGTCGTCCACTGCGTCCCGGTCTTTGATCTTGTTGTTGAACAAGTGCACCAGGTTGCGCAGGCGCTCCAGCGGTATTTTATTAAACTCGGTGTGCTTTGTGGCGCGGCACGCTATGGCCTTTATTACCGTGGCGTTGCTCTCTCTGCCGGTCATTCTTAGCCAGCTGCCTATGGCGGCCATGCACTGCTTGCGCAGGCGGTCATATTCGCCCCGCTTCTTCCCGCCGGCTTGCTTCGACAGCTTCGCGCAGAGGTCTATCAGGTCGTGCGTGTCTATGTCCCGGCTGCTTTCGACGTTATAGGCAGATATAAGCTCCTCCTTCTCGTCGGCGGTCATGTTCAGCACACTGCAAAGCGTGTGAAACTTCTTCAACAGCCCGCGGTGGATTTCGTCCATGTCTTTATTTTCTGTCATAGAACTGTTATTTATTGCTGTTTATAACTCTGCCCAATATTCGCGCGCGCCCTGTTCCCAGATTACATAATCCTGCCCGCCCTCGCTTTTGTCGGTGTCTTCGTAGCGCGAAGTGGCAAAGGCTTTGTAACCCTCGACTCTTATCTTAATATCAGCATCGTAACGAATATTTTTTGCCATGTTCCCCTTGGGCTGCCCTTTGTCTTCGTGGGCTATGAAGACAAACAGCGTGTCGGGGTTGTCGTCTTTTAGCTTGGTATAATCGCGCATGGTGAAGCCTATCCAATAATTCACACTGTCTATTACCACAATGTTGGGGGCGTTTTTCCTTGTCAGGCGCTCCCTTATGTCCGATAGGCTCTCTTTGCATAGCAGTATTATTTTACTGCCTACTTCTTCCATGCCCACGCGTTCCCATGCTTTTTGAAGCGACAAGCTCAAACCCTGCTCAAGGCTGTTGTAGGCCACGCGCCCAAAGTTCGTCAGATACTTGCACAGCTGCATTACGTAGGTGGTTTTGCCGCTACCACTGCCGCCGTACACTATCCACGACCCGCGCATTTCAGGCCGTCCCAGGCTTGCAAGCCACACACCCTCGAAGGGGGCCGTCTCAAATTTGGCCTGCATCACGTTTTTGTTACTTATCGCCCTGCGCATTTCTCTTACTGCTCTATGCTTTCGCGCAGGGTGTGCGCGTCGATTAGCTGTTCCAGGGCTTGCATCTTCACGGCGGCTTCTGCCGTGGTGCTGGCGGTGACGGTAAACACCACCGTGCGCGTGCCGTCGGCTTTATGCCCTTTGCCAACGCTTATATCAAACGGCAGCGCGGCGCGCAGCCAATCAACCAGCAGGGGCATCACCTCCGCAGAGGCAACGCGCAGTTTTACGCTCTTGCTCATTGTGCGCCTCCTTTCTTTTTGGCTGCCCACACCGCGCGCTTCACTCTGCGAAGGTCGCACTCTGCGCCGGCTATTATTTCCTGTATGGTCGCCGGGTCGCTCACGCCGTTGGCTTTGCATACGGCGGCTATGTCTTCGCCGTTCACCACTTGAAGCTGCACGAATTTACGCCCTATGCGGCTGTAAATTTCCTCATAGCCTTTCTTTTTCAGGCGAACGCCGCGCTCTATGCGGTGTTTCAGGTACTCGGTGGCCACCAGGATAATACCGCAGTGGCCCTCCAGCTGGTTGTACAGGCTTATGAAAAAGTAAAGCACCTGGTCGCGCAGTTTGTCGGCTTCGTCAAGTATGATCAGCGGGGCATCGGCGCTGTTTAGTGTTTCCACTATGGTGTCCATTTGCTCCGACACGCTGCCGCCTACGTCTTTGCCCAGAGCGCGCAGCAGTTTGTTTATGAATGTCGGGCGGTTCCAATACTCGCTGCACATTAAGTGGTACACGCCGCGCGTCGTCTTGGTGTAGCTCTTTATGGCTTCGGTCTTCCCGCAGCCTGCAAGCCCGGTAATGGCTATTACGAGGCTTTCTTCTTTGGCCTGCTGCATCAAAAAGGCCATGCGCTTGTAGCCGTTCGTTTTCACGATCTGCCACGCGCTGCTGTCGTGCCCCAGCTGTGCGCCCACTGCGCGCCACATGTCGTCGCTAATGGTTTCCCAATCGCCCGACAGCATTTTGCTGACGGTGGCGGTGCTGGTGCTGTTCAGGCTGCGGGCTGCCTTGTTCTGGCTGCCCATTTTGTCACAGTATTCTTTAAGTCGCTGTGCTATTCGGGTTTTTTCTTCCTTTACCATGGTCGGTTTATTATTGTTGTTACTGATTAGGTTGCTAATGAATGGATAGTTCTGAATGGAGATTTAGAAAATATCAAAGTTTTCAGGGTCTTCCTCCTGCCACCCCGTGGGCATCGACGGCGTGGGTTCCACGGTCTCATACTCTACATCGGCAATGGCTGCCTGGCTCATGCGCTGCTCTGCGGCGGGTAACTTGTGCTGGCCGTGGCTGTCGGTCAACAGCAGACGGCTTAACAGCAGGGCGGTTTGTCGTTCGTTGTCGGCTATCATGCGGTCGACTGTCTCATACGCTCCGCTAATCTGCTTCGTTACGTGCCCTTCCAGCTCTTTGTTAAACGTCCTGACGGCTTCCAGCTGGGCGGCGTCACCCTCTTTGCGGTCGGCCAATGCCATAGGCTGCACATACTTTTCACGCAGCATATAACGGCGGCTGCCGTCTTCGTTCACTGCCAGCACTTCGCTTAGATCGTCGGGGTCAAAGCGCACCTGCCATTTTTCCCCGGCGTGCTCTCTGAACGTCAGATCCCAACAGTCATAATCACGCTTTGCGCCTAACAGTGTGGGGCGAAGTCCCGACCCCTCCAGGGCGTTGGTGAAGCCGGTGGTCTGCCCGAAGTAAAGCAAATAATTTTCTTTCGATAGCGGCAGGCGTTGTTCGTCGGTCAGGTTGGCATACAGCTGCATGAATTGCGCCCGCTTGCTTGCGCGCTCATAGGCCATTATCTGGTGGATCTGTTCGCGCACCCCCTGCTCGTCGGGGAACATGTGGCGCAGCTGGTTCAGTGCTTCGCTGTTCGGCTGCTTTTTCGGGTCGGTGGTCACGCCGTAGCCGCTCCAATTGTCAAACTTCTGGCAATATGTTGTGTTCAGGTAGCCGAAATATGGCTCCACGGGTTTTGCCTTTGCGTTCTTCACGCGCGCCGGGGTCAGGTGCTTTGCCATGACGTTGTAAAGGTCGGTCATGGTCTTTATGCCGTAGTGGTCGCATTGTATCTGATTGCTCCGAAGCATCACCCCGGTAAGTTCGCGGCTGTGGCGCGCAGCATCACGCAGGGCTTCGGCTATTAGCGCGGGCGTTTCGTGGCTCCCTATGGCGTAGCCAATGGGATAGCCGCAGCAGGGGTCGAGCACCACTTCCAGCGTCAGGCGGTTGTGGTAGGTCGTTGTGCGGTGGCCCTGCTTGTCTATGTTCGTTTGCTGAAACAGCAGCTCACATGTCCAACCGTCAAGCGACCACATCAAGAACGGCGCGGTCGGCTTGCTTCGCTTCACCTGCATACTCCGTTCATTGCGGAAATTCGACGCGCCACGGCGGGCGGCGGCTGTCACCAGGTCGCATTTTTCACGCCACACACCCACGGTGCCGGCTGTGATCTGCGGCCACCCTTTCACGTCGGCCACCAGGTTGTAACGTCGGGCCACCTCCGTGTCGGGCAGGTTGTTGTGGTGGGCCAACAGCACCTTAATGGCGGCCTGTTGTTCCTCGTCAAGCACTTTTGCCGCGTTCTTGTTCTGGAACTTTCGGCTGATCATACACTCATAACCGGACTGCTGAAATTCAGCGTATTTCATGCGCAGGCGGCGCGGGCTTTGCGGCAGGCTGTTAGGCCAGCGGTCGCACAGGCGGGGCAGTGCTGCCGCGGCTTTCGCCCAAAATTCGCCGGCGTTTACTCTGGCTTTGCTCTGACGCATGCGGTGGCTGTTGGCGCGGTCAAGCATCCGGCCGAACGCCCGAAGTATGGCGCAGTTATTGGCATACTCGCTTTGCTTTTCGGTCGATAGGTGCCGCCCGTCGCTCAACACGTAGTCGGCAAAATACTGCATGGCTTTGCCGTCTGGCTCCACACTCTCCACAAATGGCCGGCTTTCGGCCTGCTCTTTCAAGTCGGGCCAACGGCGGTAAACTTCGGCCTTATACTGCACCGGCAGGCTTTCAACCACGTATAACGCGCTGGTGCCGTAACAGGCGCGCCGCACCTGCTGCACCTGCCCACGCTGGCGCATTTTCTGCAAAGCTGCTGCCGACACTATGCCGTCGGTCAGCTCTGCGTGGCTTATACATAATGCACTGTTATACATTTCCATGGTCGCGCTGCTTAAATGGTTGCCTTGCCGCCGCACAGGGCGAGGGCCTCGTTATGAATTTCTGAAAATTGCGACAGCGCTATGCCGTCCCAGCTCTTTACCACTTCGCCACGCTTCAACAGCTCCACGCGCCCGGTCTTCTTGTTGGCCTCAATGAGCACGTCATTGGGGAAATACTGACGCAGGAACCCGTCAGCGACGTGCATGGTCTCCATGGCCGGCGTCAGCATCAACAGCACGCCGCCGTTCAGCTCCGCAGCCCGGCGTATGCGCTGGCTCTTGGGGCTGTTGTCTCGGTACGCCAGGGCGCGCCATACGCTAACCTTGGTCGTCTTGAATGTCTTTACAAGCATTTCGCGGGTCTGCTTGCTGACCTCAATTTGTTTTCTGGGTGTCATGTCCTTTATACTTTTATGGGTTTAACATTCGTTTATCTGGCCATTTTTTTGTATCTTTGGCCGTGCTGTAATACATTACAACGCTGCAAATTTACAGTATTCTGTAATAATAAACAAATTTTTTACCGAAAAAATTTCAATATTCTGTAAAATGCCAGATAATAACAATATATCAACCCGTTTTATTGAGGTCATTAACGCCTTAATCGCCAGCGGCAAAGTGGCTAATAAAAAGGCATTTGCCACTGCGGTGGGGTGTAGCACCTCAATGATAACAGAAATTGCAAAAGGTCGCAGTAATGTGGGGGTATCTGCATTACAAAACACTGTACTACAATACTGCGTTGACGCTACCTGGCTACTGACAGGGCAGGGCGAAATGTTTGCAGTTGAGGCACAAACAGCCGGCGACCCGGCGGCAGATCACTTATTAATGATGATGATTGAAAAGAAGGATGCTGTTATTCAGCAGCAGGCAGAGGAACTCGGACAGCTCCGGGAGCAGGTGGTGCAGCTCCGCCGGCGCTTAGAAAAAACTGTTACCGATGCCGACATGCAGGCTACTGCAAATGTCGGGTAATGGGGTGGTCACTATATGCCCCTAAAATAGCCCTGAAATAACCAAAAATGCACGAAATATCTGTTTTCTGCGCGTTAAATGGCTGTTAAATGCCTTTAACGCGCTGATTTACACCGCATTTAACACCCAATTTTACACCCTCATTTAACGGTTTGATTTTGGAATTAAAGGGGGGTGATTCTCCGCAAAAATGCCGTTTTTTGCCCTCTTTTTTTCCATTAAAGGGGTCGTTGCTTGTCGAAATTGTCCACCCAGTTGTCCACCCAACTGTCCACCCAACCCCATTTTTGCCCCATTTTCCACCCCCGCCGATCAATACGAAATGGCCCATTTTGGGGCCTCTTTTTCCGCCCTCCGGCCACCCCATTTAACACCCCATTTAACGCCTGATTTAACACCCCGTTTAACACCCCGTTTAACACCCCGTTTAACGCCCCTCTAACACCCCGCCTAATGCCCGCTGCTCTCCGTCTCTCTCTCCCATAACCGCCCGCCGGTGCCCCGCCTCACAGCCCCCTCCCGCACCTCCACACACCACCGGCTGCCACCCATCCAACACCGCCACCGGCAGCCCCACTAATCCAACCGGCAGAACCCCGCCACCACAGCCGGCACACCACTCACCAACACCCCCGAAAAGCCCCATATAAGCCGCCTGTCGCGCCTTTTGCCCTCTCCCCGTCCATTCATCCATGCACAAAAAAGGCCGCCGAGCGCACCGTTTTTTGCGGTCACGTCCGGCAGCCTGATGCCGTCCCGGCTGTTGCCTGCGGCTGTCGTTGGCAGTCGTCTGCTGCCGTCGTTGGCGGTCGTCTGCTGCTGTCGTTGACGGTCGTCCCGTGCGGCTTCTGATCCGGCCCGAAGACCCACCGAAACCGCCCTTTTACCCCGTCCGATTAAACAAAATTAAAGCCCGATTAAAGCCAACTTAAACCGGCATTTAACGGGCGCACCTCCAAAATTAAACCAAAATTCAACCAAATTCAACTTTTTGCACGTTTCGTTTTTCCACCCCGTCCACCTCCGCACACCCCTAACTCCCTAACCCACAGCCCCAAACACCCCGCCACCCAACCTCCACCCTCTGCTCGCTTCGTTTTCCCGCCCATAAAAGGAGTTTAATCACATGAAAACAGTCGATTACACGGATTGCATTTGGGAAGGCGGTGGCTGCAATGG